GCAAAATTATCTAGACCATTATTAAAAGACTTTACAAAAGAAGCTCTTATTAGAGTAAAATTAGATTTCTAATGAATGGGCGCTTACAAACAATTTTTAGCATCTGATATCGTAGTAACTCCCTTCGAAGTGAATAAAGCATTCAACTTCGAGGGAGCAGCCGCATTAACTGCTTCTGGTGTTGGAATTGATAGATTTTTAGGAACTAATATAACAGGAGCTTTTAATCTTGCTTCTGCTCCTACAACAGGACAAGTATCAACTCAATATCAAAGTTTAGTATATAATTCAATTAAAGAATTATATTATACAAACTACTTAAGTTCAAGTTATGGTGATAATGTAAATACAGCTAGTTTAATACCTGGAGCTGATACAGCAGGAGATAGATATGTTGGTACCACACAAACACCTAACTATTTTAACTACTTACAAACTACATTAACTTACCAAAGATATTTTCCTACAGGTTCAAATGATATTATAGGTGTTATATCTATTCCTTCACGTTTATTTGGAGATTATATTCAACCTAAGTCATTTGTTTATACTACACCTAGTGGTAGCATAACAGATGATGGAGAAGGTAATATAATAGATGAAAACTTAGAAATTATAGGTAATATATTTTATTATCAAGGACTTATAACTATTACAACTTCTAATCCTATAGGATATGGATTTGTAACTTATGGTAATACACTTTATGGTGGTCAAGCAGGAGATAATACTTCAATTTTAGAATATGTTACTGGTAGCAATATAACTTGTTCATTCTCTAGTTCATATAAAATATATGAAACACAATATAAATGTACAATGAGAGAAAATGAATTTAATTTTTCTCAAAATCCAAGTTTATCCTCAGGTAGTACATTAATATCAAGTTCAATGGGTACTTTCTTTACTCCAGGACAATATTTAACAGATAACGTAACAGGTTCTTATTTTTCACCTTATGTAACAACAGTAGGTTTATATGATGAAAATCAAAACTTATTAGCAGTAGGAAAACTATCCCAACCCTTACCTGTATCACCTACTACAGATACAACAATATTAATTAATTTAGACAGATAATGTTAACATTACCAACTTGGGTTTACAATAGTAAACCCATCACTAACCTCAACGATTTTCCTAAAGATACATTTGGATTTATTTATATAGTTAAAAATACTGATACTAATAAATCTTATATAGGTAAAAAAGTATTATACCATAATAAAAAAGTAAAATTAGGTAAAAAAGAAGTAGCCGAATTAACTGGTGTTGGCCGTAAACCAACTACTAAAATAATAACCAAAGAATCAGATTGGGAAACATATTACGGCTCTAATAAAGAAGTAATGCAATTAATTAAAGACGGTAAACAAGATTTGTTCACTCGCACTATAATTAAATTAGCACCTAATAAAAAATTACTAACTTACTACGAAACACAAGCCTTATTTACATATAAAGTATTAGAACACCCAGAATCATTCTATAATGATAATATATTAGGTAAGTTCTTTACTAAGGACTTTACACTATAGTTTGGCTTTTTAACCATTCTTTCGTATAATATGAGGTATGGTAAATCAACTACTTGTAAATTTAGTAAACTCGGTTTTAGGCATTAGTAAATCTACATCAAAAGGCAACTACGCGTATCATTGTCCTTTCTGTAATCACCATAAACCTAAGTTAGAAATCAATTTTACTGAATCAGATAAAAGTGAAAATCCATGGCATTGTTGGAGTTGTAATAAAAAAGGTAAATCATTAATTAATTTATTTAAAGCAATACATGCTGATCCTGATAAGTTAGCAGAACTAAGACCATTAGTTAAATACACATCAGGCGAAAAAATAGTACAAACTGCAACTATTTTAAAATTACCTCAAGAATTTAAACCATTAACTAATATATCTGATAGTAATATTATAGGTAAACATGCTTTAAATTATATTAAAAAACGAGGTATAACAGAAGATGATATATTAAAATATAATATAGGTTATTGTGAGGGTGGTAAATTTAATAAAATGATTATTTTACCATCATATGATGCTACGGGCAAATTAAATTACTTTACTGCTCGTAACTTTGATAAAACATCAAGTCTTAAATATAAGAATCCAGATGTGTCACGTAACGTTATACCATTCGAACTGTTTATAAACTGGAATACACCGATTATACTGTGCGAAGGAATGTTTGACGCCATTGCTATTAAACGAAATGTTATACCGTTATTAGGCAAGAATATACAGTCTACGTTGATGTTAAAGCTAGTAGCATCATCTGTTAAGAAAATTTACGTAGCTTTAGATAGAGACGCATTAAGAGAAGCATTACAATTTTGTGAACAATTAATAAATGAAGGCAAAGAAGTATATTTAGTAGATTTAGATGGTAAAGATCCAAGCGAATTAGGATTTAGACATTTTACTGAATTAATACAGAACACCTATCCCCTAACCTTTTCAGGCTTGCTTGAAAAAAAATTATCATTATGATAGAAAAAAATGTAAACATTAACAAAAAACATGTTAAACGTATTTTAGAAGCGGATGTAGATTCTAAACGAGTTAATATATTAGACAGTAGATTCTATAGTAGACATGGAAATTATTATCCATCTGTTACTAATATTTTACAATTTATGCCAAAAAATAAATATTTTGAAAATTGGCTTAAAGATGTAGGACATAACGCAGATATTATTGCTCGTAGAGCAGCTGAAGAAGGTACTCAAGTACATGACGCCGCTGAAAGATATCTTAAAGGCGAAAAACTACAATGGTTTGATGAGAAAGGAACATCTATTTATTCATTAGATGTATGGAAAATGATTTTAAAATTCCATGATTTTTGGAGTACTTATAAACCAACTCTAATAGAGAGTGAAATCCATTTATTCTCAGACCAATTTATATATGCTGGTACTTGTGATTTAGTACTTGAAATTAATGGTGAAAAATGGATGGTAGATATTAAAACATCAAAATCATTACATACAAGTCAAGAATTACAATTAGCTGCTTACTCACAAGCATGGAATGAAAACTTTGAAGAGAAAATAGAACGTGCAGGTATATTGTGGTTAAAATCAGCTAAACACGGTCCTGATAAAAATAATAAAAAAATTCAAGGTAAAGGTTGGGAATTAGCAGAATCTGAGCGTAGCATTGAAGATAATTTAACATTATTTCATTCAATTCATAATCTATTTAAATTAGAAAACCCAAACCCACGCCCATCATCTGAACAGTATCCTACAGAAATTCAAATAGGAGTATAAGTATTAATATTTATATATAAACATTAAGATGATTTCTTTAATTGAGCTTTTAAAATCAATAACTTTAGAAGGTGGCAACGTATTTGGCACCACCTCTAGTATCAAAAAAGAATACATCCAACCCACTCTTAAAAATTTCACTGCTGAATTAAATAAAGTATACCCAAAAGTAAAATTTAACTTTAATACTTTAGGTTCAGTTGGTAAAAAAGATGAATCTGGTGATATTGATTTAGGTATGAGTGTTGACCAATTTATGGATAAAGATGGTAATCCATTATTATCTAATTGGAATATTGATAAAGCTGAATTTGACACTCTATATGAAAAAATTAGAAAACGTTCACGTTCAGCATCAGAAACTCAAAGCAAATTAAGAGCTATGTTAGAATTAATAGCTACTAATCTTGAAAAGAAATCAGAATATATAGACACTGATTTAAAAGCAGCAGGTAATGGCTCAATATTTTGTAATTTTCCTCAATACAATGAAAAAGGAGAAATACTTAATGATAAATCAGTACAAATAGATATTAATGTAGGTAATTTAGATTGGCTAAATTTTAGTTACTATTCAAATACCTATAAAGATAATGTAAAAGGTTTACATAGAACCCAATTAATGGTAGCTATGTTCCAAGCATTAAATAAAACTTTTAGTCATGGTACTGGTGTTAAGGATAAAGAAACAGGAGATATAGTAGCGACTAATCCTCAAGAAGCATTAGATGTATTAAACCAAGGATTTAAACTTAATTTATCTCAAGATGTATTAAATGATTATTTTGAGTTAATGGATGTTTTAAAGAAAAAACTACCTAAAGATAAATTAAATCAAGTATTAGATATATATTTAAGAATATTAGACTCAACTAGAGCTGATATTCCATTAGATCTTCAAGAATATTGGATTACTAATCAAAGTCGCTTAGGTCTTAAAGGTAAATTTTTACCTGATGATTCTAATTTAAATAAATATAAAGCAGCATAATGTCAGGTTCAGCAGGTGGAAATAGAATATCTAGGGCAGCAGTAGAAAAAACTGTTCAAGATTATATAAATAAAGTATTATCTAAATTCCCTGGATTTAAGGACGCTAAAGCAACTGGTTCTTATAATACAGGAACTAAACAAGACTTTGGTGACATTGATTTAATTGTTCATTTAGATAGTAATGATAAAAAATTAGCTAAACAAGATTTAGCTAAATATTTTGCTTCTCTCCCTGATTCAGTTATTGTACCTTTTAAAAGTAATAAATATAAAGGAAAAAAATCACTTAGTAGTGGTGAATTAGTAACTGTATTATACCCTATAGTTGGTATGTCTGATGAATTTGTTCAAATAGATAATATTATTTCTACTAGTGAAGAAGAATCAACATTTAAAAATACATTCTTAGATTATCCAGCTGAAGTACAAGGTTTACTTTTAGGTTTAGCTAAAGTAATTTGTTTAGAAGAAGATCCTAAAAAAATATTCACTAGATTAGGTATTACTAATGTACCTGAACTTGAAGCGAATCAAGAATATGAATTTAATTTATCAAGTGCTGGATTAACATTACGTATAGTAACATTAGATAATTTTAAAGAACTTAATAGAACTGAGGTTTGGAAATCTTCAAATTGGAGTATTGTTAAAAAATTATTTGACAACTACAATATAGATGGTGATTTTAAAACATTATTACAAGATTTAAAATCTAAATTAAAAAACGAACGTTCTAAAAATAGAATAAAAGGTATATTTAAATCAATGGTGTCTATTAAAAGTGGAGAAGTTGATACACCTAAAGGTGATAATAAACAAGCAGCATTAGACGCAGTTAGTAGTTTATTAGAAAATAAATTATTTAAAGGATTAGTTAGAGAATTAATCTTACCTTTAATTGAAGCAGATTCAAAGAAAACAGTAGCACTTTATGGTGGTGGTTTTAAACCACCTCACAAAGGTCATTTTGAAGTTGTTGAAAAAGCATTAGAGCAATTTCCTCAAATAGATGAATTTATTATTTATGTTGGTTCTGGAACAAGAGATGGAATTACTCAAGCTGAATCACTTTTAACTTGGGATATATATAAAAAATACTTACCTTTAAAAGTAAAAGTAGAACCAGCTAAATCACCAATTACAGCTATATATGAGTATATTGAAAATCATCAAGATGAAGATGTAATATGGGTTATTGGAGCTAGAGATGGTAAAGATGATGATTTTGTAGACTTAGCATCAAAAACTAAAGGTATAGGTAAATATGAAAATGTTGAATTAGCTCCTATAATTACTCAATCAGATACAAGTGGAACTGATGCTCGTCAAGCATTAAAAAAAGGACAAGAAGCATTTTTATCTTTTATTCCTGAAAAAGTAAAAGAAAAAACAGAAATATTTAATACTTTATCTACTGTCATTCAAGAACTAGTAACAGCTACAGAAGTTATTTGTGATAACTGTGGCTGGACCTGGAAATTAGCTGATGGTGGTAAGGATTTATATATTTGCCATAACAAATTACCAGATGGTAGTATATGTGGACATGATAATAATCCTGATTTAAATGAAGGAACTTGTGATTATGATACAGATGTTAAAACAGGTAAAAAATTAGATACACCTGGTGGATTAGAAGAAGGTAAGCAAGTTGGTCCTTTATATCACTAC